CTCCAATACGACAACACTGTGGATTGTAGATTTTCAGAGAACTTTATCTTAGGAGTCGAGTGTGACCCTAGAACAAGACCTGGAATGACTAGTCGTCTCTATGTCGGAAACACACCTGCAGGAGCAGATCGTAAAACGTATGAATATGGTGTTATCAATATAGCAACACAGGGTTCACAAAATCCAAGCAATCAGGTGATAGGGGAGCTTTACGTTCATTATATAGTGAAATTTAGGGTTACAAAGGATGCAAACTTTGTACCTGGACAAGCCAATCTCAAATCATTTTCAACAACCAACAATACACCATATGCTACAGTACAGTCTCTTGTAGGACAACCACCAATCATTGTAAATAGTTCCACATCATTCACAATTCCAAATACACAACCTGGTGTTATATACATAATATATATGACACAAACTGCAACAACATTAAGTACATTCACATATAATGCACCAACAATTACAGGTGCAACAAACGCTGTCATACTAGGTCCAATTACTAGTTTGTCCTATTACCAATACTCTAATTTGGTTGGGACCCTTTCAGCATTTCTAACATATGCAGTGCAGGCAACAGCAACAAGTGTAACCTTTTCAGGAGCTATGCTCACTGGAGGATCAGGAACTTCATTCTCTACAGATGTCTGGCAGTATCAAATTAACTGAGGACTGGTTTGAGGAGAGTAAATATATATAAAACAAAAGAAAAATCCAAAAACAAGGGACCCAGCCCATATTCTAAAGGCGTGAGATAACACGTTAAAATCAAGATTCTAAAAGGCGTAACGCTGGTATTACCGTCGTACAGTGACAACGGGTGGCACCCGGGGAGACTCCACTGCGCTTGAATCTCGGCTTACAGGCTAGAAATCATCCACTAAATTGTTTAGAAAGGTGGTGTGTTATACCAAGGGTTCTCACAGACAGGTGTGAGTTAGTCAGATCAATATAAAACATGCGACTTGCGGCGTCCTGTATATGTTTTAGGGGAGATCGTGGACTTCTGG